TGAATCTATTATCATTATAATGATTAATTAGATTTTCTTGATACCCACGAAGTTCAAAAGGAACTAAACCTTCATCAAGTGAGATAATCTGAGTATAGTTTTCAATGAAATGTGTAGGATTCTCAGAACACTTCTGATATTCTTTCAGTTCTTCTTCTGTATAAGAGGTTTCTATACCTGCTCTTTTGACCAGGTTGTTACCTAGATAACCCTCGTTTTTAGGTTGTACCATAATTTATTTGTTCTTTTTCAGAAACTTTTGTAATTCTGATGTCGACCCAACATATAAATGATTGTGTTGAGTTCCGACTTTCTGTTCTTCACCTTCTAACTTTTTTAATTTACTTTGTAAGTCTATGAGTTTCTCTGCTGTTTCTCCAACCGTTTTGATAAGTTGTCCTGCAACTTCATAGGCTCTCGGGTGTTCAGTTTCTTTGGATAGTTCTAAGATTCCATCGATTGCATCTTGCCCTCGTTCTACGAGATTATAAAGATTCTCACGAGCATATCGATAGTCTGTTTCGATGTTTTCGCCTCTTTCAGGCAACTTGACTACTTCTGTTTTCTGTTTAATGTCTGACTCTATATCCAATAAGTCATCAAGTTTTGTATCTATTTCATTTGACATAATTAACTATTATCTTCTTCACTATAGTTGAATACTGCTTCATCATCGTAGAATGTCACATTTTCTGCAACTACGAAACTGTCGCCTGGGTCAACTGAACCCACAAATTTGAGTGTAGTATTATTAGGTATAGTTATAGCACTACTTAATGTTAGTGATAATCTATCTTCTGGTATGCTACTAACTGTTGGGTTAGGTGTCACACCTGTATTAAATACTTCATCTCCTTCACTTATCTTACTATTTATCGCATTCTTAAAGGTGACTGTTGTAGAGTTGTTAACTGCATTAGCAAAAGCATCAAAGGCAGGTTCATAGTGTTTAACTTCTTTTACTAGACCTGCATTATTTATTTGTGTAGATGTGAACGAACCGTTTCCAGCAGAAACATAGTCTCTCTCAACAACATTCTTAATAAGATTACCTGTATAGATTGGTCCAAAGAAGTATGTCTTCATTTGAAAATCTAGTGTGTATTCTATAATTCTTCTATCTTCAAACCCACCTTCGTAATCGTCTGACATAGCAACTGATTGTAAAACAATCGGCACATCTCTATGGTCAGGCATACTATCTACAATTTTCATTGTGACTGTATATTCAGGTTGAAAGTAAGGTAAAATTTGTTCGACTATCTGTAATGCTTCACTCATATTCTTTGTGATTATTGATAGTGTAAAGTTTAAATTATATGGTGCAGGTGCGTATTGAAACCCTCTACTGCCATCTGATTCGTATTGATTCTTTACTGAACGAATCAATTTGTTTTGTTGTCTTTGTGCATCGTATTCAAAACCTGTAATCTCAAATGCCATACGAGGTAATGATATCGCACTTCTATTGTTATCGTTTAAATCAGGTTCTTCTTGTAATCTTTCTAAAAACTTTTGTGCAGGTCCATAAGAAATAGGAACGATGCCTGTTGTCAATACAGTGCCGTCTGCTTTAACTCTTTTGTATTGTATATTATTAAATAATGTGCCAAAGACTGATACACATCTCTTAATAGTTTCGTTGTAAAAATAAGTACCGAACATTAAGGTTCACCAAATGGGTTAATTTCTGATAAGTCTAAGTAATCAGAATCTTTGTTTTCAAACTCTAAGTTATCTGCCATTGCATCATTTTCGAATGTTAATACACTATCGATAGAGTTAATTGTAAATTCTGCTGTCGATTCAACACCTGTCAATACATCGCCGACTGCAAGTGTTGTAGTGTTATCTTTGATAGTTAGTTTGTCATTGCTATCATTCCAAGATACAACTTCACCAACTACATTACTATTGAGTGTAATATTCTCATTAGCAATAAAGTCTATACCGTTTCCGCTTGCCATAGTCATTGATATAGTATATGCCTGTTCGTCTTCAATAAGGTCTATATCGCCGATACCTGTATCGAAATCTTCTTGACTGTATTCGAACAATTCTGTTCTAAGTTTAAACACAAAGAGTTTACCAACTTGATAGAATGGGTCTTCGTGTTCTACAAATTTGATTTCAAACATTGAACCTGATAATGGAAAATATATCAAGTCGCCTTCGTTTGGTCTGAATGAAGTTGCAAGATTAGAATCTAATGATATGAATCTTTCCCAACTTCTAAGTGATATAATAAATGTTGCCTGGTCTCTTACTTGAACACCAAACTTAGACATAAGGTCTCCTTCTCCTTCGAAACCTTCTGTATTTTCTAAATACATTTCAACCTGATAAGCATCACCGAAACGAGATTGCACATCTTCATTTAAGATGCTATCTTCTTCTACAACCTCTCTAGGGAGATAGTATACTTCGTGTCCGTAGATTCTAAGAGACTCTACAACTAAATCTTCGTATAGTTGTTGCTCTGTAGAAACTGCATGGTTGAAAAAAACATTTGTTGGCATATCACTTTATCCAATCATGTCCATTGGCAACATGTCATGATTTAGTCTAGACTCTTCTTCGAGTCTTTGTATTTCTTCTTGAGCTTCTTGTTTTATTTGTTGACCATCTAGTGTCACACCACCTGGTAATGCGATACCTTGAAACTTAGATAAGTTTTCACCCCACTGATATTTACATAATGCAGTTGCATATTTTTTCAACCACATATCATTGTAGATATCTGTAAAGTCGTTAGGGTCTACTTTTCTATAACATTCTATAATTAAGAATTCGTTATCTTCTATAGCGGCAAAATCCATATCTAAGTATAATCTATTCATGTGTTGATTATATCTTATCGGTGTTCTTCCTACTAGAATGTTATCTAATAACTGTATATGTTGTTGCACTTGTTCGTAATACAATACATTAGTTGCAGTTAGGTCATATAAATCATTCAATCTAAGTTGATATCTAAGGTCAAACATGTTAAGATTATGTTTGTCATTGAATGGGAATATGTTTAGAACAGACATAACAAACTCAGGTAGAACGATATAGTTCTGTTGTTGTTTGAATGCTTCGTCTGTATAAGCATGTGGACCTGCTGAATTCTCAACGAAGTCTTCGTTAGTTCTCATACCATTCTTTTTAGTGTTTGTCATCTGATGTTTCAGATACATTTTGACCGTACCATCGTAATGGTAATTGTGGAAATACTGCAATGCTTCGTCTATTCTATCATCAAATTGGTCATCGTCAACATTGATTTCAAGGACAGGCGCACCAAGTTTTCTTTTGATGTATTCTTTTAAGGTGTCTTTACTGTTTGGAGCTGCCATAGTTTGTATCCATTTTAATATGATATACAACTATTTATGCAAATTTTAATCTTGGAAATAAGTTTTAGTTTGAATGCGGTCTAGTTTCTCGTCAATTCTTTCAATAGAATCCATTATTCGTTGAAATGTCATGTCCATTGATTGTCTAGTGACATAATCTCTAGCAATCTCTTCTCTTGTCTTATTGACTAAGATATCAAGTCTTCTTTGTTCTGCCAAGAGAGAACGAACCAGAAAACCTGCCGGAACAACTACGAGTGTGATTATTATATCCCATAGAATATGGGGGTCTATAGTTAAACTTTCCATACTACTATTTAGAATATATTACTCGTTAATTGCAAGATTACCGTGTTTGTCTTTGATTTTATATGATAAACTGGAGTTATTATTTTCCTCTTCTCTATCACCATCAAAGTCTAAATTGAACGAAATACTATATCTATCTTTCTGAGTAGGATTTGGTTCGACCATATGCATTAGACCACTCGGAAACATTATTAAAAAACCTGTTTTAGGTGCAATACTATAAGATTCTCTAACAACAGATTGACTTCTAGGAACATTTCCAACAAACTGATAATCAGTATCTATTGCTACAAAATGACCTTCGTCACCATCGCCTTGTATATAAAAAGCGCCTGAATACATACAACCATTGTGTAAATGTGGTCTGTTCCATGCCAAATTATCATTAATGTTTGCCCAAGCATTGTGAAAATTGACTGTTGTGTTCTTCATGCCCAATGTTGGACCAATCTCTTCTCTGACCTTTTTCTTAATTTGTCTAATACATTTTTGAAAGATAGGATTATCATCAACTCTATCGTTTGATTGCCAACCTGTATAAGCATTTGATATACTACGACCTACAGGGTCTCTTCTTCTCATAGCGTCCATTTCTTCTCTAAGCAATCTAAAATATTCAGGTGTCATTAACTCGTTGCTATCTTCTCCTAGAAAATCCCATTCAAAGACATATGTTGGAAATAATTTTTTAACTGTCATCTTCTCCCCCTTTGTGAAATGGACATTCAGGTGGCGGTCCATCTTCTTTAAACATCTTACCCTTTTCTTGCCAATAACCTTCGTTTCTGTATGGACCTAATGTTGGGTTTGCTCTTTCCATTGACATATCATATTTTGTTCTACCCCATTCATCCATTGTTGAATATCCATGTTCGTTTGTAATCTTACTACGACTAGTCTGCCAACTTTCTTCGGTCATACATTGATATGATGCAACCCAATTTTCTCTTTTATAAGGTATAATCTGAACTAAAGGTGTTCCTTTTTTAATTATAAAATCTTCACTTTTTCTTGGATAAAGAATTATTTGAGAGTTATCATAGTTCGTTTGAAAAGTATCTGTATCTATGATACCTTGCCACACTGCAAAGTGTTCGTTCTGAAATAAAAATGGGTCAAGATATAAACACGAATAACCTGGTGGCGTTTTGATATTCCAGGCACTTCTCATTTTGAATGCATCTCTTACAGGTGATTCAGAATCAGGTAAGTATTGAAATGAATGATAAAATTGTTCTGCTGGATGAGATGGCGAATGATATACAGGATAACCAGATGCTCGTGGACCTTCGCCCTCTTCTGGCATTCCTTTTCTTCTTCTTTTTTGATAATCCCATTCGGGGTCCTGTGTAAAAGATATCTTACTATTCTTATCTTCTTTACCTGAACCAAAACATACTTCCATGTCTCTATTTGCAAGTATATACCAACCAGACTTCAACCAATCGTCCATAGCTGGGCAGGCACGAATTGTTTGTATGTGACGACCTCTAACAGTGTTCCAAACCTTCGCTGATTTCCACCAATCAGGTGCATATGTCTTTGCTAAAACAGGTTTGAAATCTCTTAACGAGTCTTCATTAAATGTTGTAAAATCTATCGTTGGCATTAAACATTTCCTCCTCGTCTACTAGTTGAACTTCATCTCCTCTCAATACAATAGACCTTCTGTCCATATATCTTGCTTTACTATTAGGGGCATCTGCACCATGGGGTATTCTACCGTCAAACATTATAAGTCTATTCGGAACAAACTCAACACTTCCGATTTGATGATTCTTTATATGTTCTTCACGACCCATACGACCATGTTGTGGAACATCATCATAGAATCTTAAATCACCACCCCATTCTTCATTCCAATAACTATTGTAATAATATAGAAATGATAGATTCCATTCATCATCTTTTTGGCAATCTGCATGAGTTGTGCCTTCTAGTCCTTGGGTTTGACTATTCGTACCCATATACTGAAATCTTTTCCATTTAAACCCAAAGTCGGTACATATTCTTCTATTGAACCATCTAAACAATGCACCTGTTGATTCAGTCCAACCTGCATCATAATCTAAGTATCCATTACCATGTTCATCTGCTCTTAGAATAGATGTTCCCCAAAAACTATGATGAGGCAAACCTGTCTTATGTTGTGAATTTACTTGATTTGTTTTCGCCCATGTAGATGATTGAGTTAGTTGTTTATCTATAAATTTCCAAAGAGAATTTTCTAAGTAATTATCGAATACATAAACTCTATCTAAAGGTAAGTCTTTTACATTGAAAGGACTATCTTTATACTCTATCTTTATAGGTTCTTTTCTCAATCTTTCAGATGTATCTGGCATAAACTTTATATCTTTTAAATCAACTTTACCGTAATACAAGTCTTCATAATATAGAATATCTTTATTTAAGATAGAAGAAATTGTATTTACTTGTTTAGTAAACTTATTTATCCATGATTCATACTCTTCTTTTGTATCTTTAGGATTCTCTTTTTCGAACATAGAATCATCCCAATGATAACTACTATGAGCAGATTCTTTTGGATATTCATAGAGAGAATAAACAGACCTTAATTGTTCTTCTTTATCCTTTCTATCTAACAAATAAACTCTATCAAAGTTTTTAGAGTATTCGATAATCTTTTTTATGTCTGTAAAAGGTGCATGTGTTAAAATTTTAACAACAACATTATCTTTATTTGTTGCACCTAAGTTCTCAAACTTTGGTTCATGTATGTAATCTAAATTGTGATTATTTGCAATTGACTCGGCGAAATAAGTTCCACCACACCTAATGGTAGCAATTACAAGAATTCTCATTTAGTTTGTTTGTGCTTTTCTAGGCGCAGGTATTTGTGAACTATAATCTTCAAAAGGTTTTAGAGTATCTTCCCTTGTTTGTCTTATTTCGTTCATCACATTTACATATACATTCCAGACAGCATCAACATATTCCATGACTCTTCTTGCATCTGACCTGTAAGGGTGATTCGAACCTTCACGACCCGCCATTAGAACTTCAACATCGTGTGCGAAACCATATGCATTACACATTTCTAGTATATACTGTTTCGCTTGATTATTCAAGTCTTCACTGTATTGACCATTGAGACTTACATTTTCAGGTGGAACTGAGTTCTCAATATATGATTCGATAGCATCAATCTCTTCTTCATTCAATGCAATTTGTTTCTGTTCTTCAAATGGTTTGTCATCTTCCCATTCTAAAATCTTACATTCAATATCATCGTAGATTAATACATCATAATGAAACCCTAATTCAGGTTTATCTGTATTCTCAAATGTATATTGTAGTCCGTTTGGTTTTCTGATAGTGAGATTTCCGTTCTCACAATAAATTAACATATTCATAATCACTCCATTATATCATTTTGTTTTTTATAGTTCAACCACTTATTATACAATCTTTCGTATTCATCAAGTTTATCAATATTAGATGTATCCATATTGTCAATCCATGGACCACCTCTTGTATAATGTATAGCAGATGGACGCCAACTTGATTCGTCTGTATCGTAGCCTTCTGTAAATATATAGTGTTGAGGTATATCTGATATTTTATCTGTCCATTCAAATTGATGTAGATACTTTCCTGTTTGTGTATTAACTACATCTGGTGTTAGTTTCTTACAATCTTCATGACCGTTATTAAATATCATTAATGAAGACCATAATTTTTTAGGGTAGTTTACATTCTTTTCACCGTCAAACTTTGTATCGTTATGTTTTTCAAAGTCATATTTGATACATGCAACTGCATCATCTGGATTTAAGAAATAGAACATCGGTAATATACTCTTGGTAAAAAGTATATCATCATCTAAGAAAATACTAAACCCTTTGTAGTTTTCTAAGTATGGTATTAAGAAACGACTGTATGTAAACTCTGTTGATTGTTGAGCATAATCTCTAGTATATTCTGGTATCTTTGATATGTCTAAGAATTTGATTTCAGGTATCCAATGTTTCATTGTTCCATGAACATCACCCCCACCAAAACCTTGTTGAATAGATTTCAACATTGTCCATGCGTTTAATTCTGCAATTTCTTTATGACGAGAATCATATCCAATGTAGATGTTTATTCTTTTACCTTGTGCCATTTTTGCAATTCTTTCATTGAATTCATAAACATCACTTCTAAAAGTTAATTGTTGTAGTTCAGTAGATATCTCCATATAACCATGAGTATATCCAAAAGATACATTCTTTTTACCCATATCTCTTTGACCCATTTTTGGGTGATTAGATAAATCAGTTAGTAATGTATGTAAAGTATATTCAGGTATCCAATCAAATAAATCGTAATCATCCCATATCCACATTTGTAAAGATTCATCATCTAAACATTCGAATACAGGTGACCTTACAGAACCTGGGTGTATTGATAGTTTATACTTGTCATCATGTGCTGGTGCTACAACACCTTGAATAGGATTCCAAAGACCATCTCTTCTAATACTATCTACTAACCAATGTGCTTTGGCATCATGATAGTAAACTGAATCTAAATTGCCTTTTTTACCTTCATCAGGTTCATAATCTACATCATCGAATCTTACATGATTGCAAATATTTTCATATTCACCATTGATGTTTATAAAATCCATACCTGATTTACCAGGTGCTGGAAATTCAGGTTTAGCAGTCCAACCTAAAGGTAAGAAATAATGATAACCGAATGCTTGAGATTGTAGTTGATTCCAACCTATGAGTTTGCCTTCTTTTTGAAGTTTTGAAACATCACCCCATGTCACCTTTTTGAGTTTGGGTAATCTATTTTCATACAACCATGAAACATTTTTCCATGTTGTAGATTGTTCCCAATCTTCACTAAGATTCATCGAACCGATGTGTTTATAGAAATGTTTTTCTTTCCAGTCTTCTCTGTCTTCGCTAAAAAGTTTTAAAATAATATCGTGGTCTATCTGTTGCATAATATAAAAAATAGTTATTAGTTAACTATATTTATGACGACACTGGAGTACCTGGCCAATTTTGATTCAAATCACCATCCCAACGGATTACTGGTGTTCTTCCTTGTGTTGCATATGTAAACGGACTTCTATGTTGATAGGTAAACGGTGTTTGACCTTGTCTTGCATATGTGAAAGGAGACCTGTGTTGATATGTAAACGGTGTCTGACCTTGTGTTGCATATGTCGAAGGACTTCTATGTTGATATGTAAATGGAACTCTATAACTTACAGGGTCTCTATATGTAGACGGAGACCTATGTTGATAAGTAAATGGAGACCTATGATTATAAGTAAACGGAGACCTATGTTGATAAGTCGATGGTTGCCTTGCATCTCTAATATTAGGTTGTTGAGCAGAAACAGGATGCTGATAAGCAGCAGGCTGTTGTGCGTTTCTAATATTAGGTTCCTGAGCGCTTACTGGATTCTGATATTTTGCAGGTGTTTGTCTGTTTCTAATATTCGGTTCTTGAGCATTAACAGGTAATCTATAACCAGCAGGTTGTTGTGCTGACCTGATATTCGGTTCTTGAGCAGAAACAGGTAATCTATAACCAGCAGGTTGTTGAGCGTTTCTAATATTCGGTTCTTGAGCAGAAACAGGTACACGATATCCTCTTGGAGTTTGTGCTGACCTGATATTCGGTTCGTGAGCATTCGAAATATAAGGTGATTGGAATGTAAACGGTGATAGGAATGTTACAGGTTGTTGGCCTGATACAGGGCTTTTGTAAGTGAACGG